CTATTACTGGTAGAAGTGCAGGAATGGGAGATTATATGACTATCTGTGGTGTGAGTGGTACAACAGGAAATGTATATATAAGAAAGTTTTGCCAGCAAAATAAGGAGAATGATACCTGGAGAAACGAAGAGCTAGGAACAACTACTACGTCGCACGGTAATAAACCTGTAGCAAGGTTTTATTTGATGATTGTTGGTAGATATTTTTAATATTTATTAACATAATTATGTTGTCAAATTAAAATTTATATAGTATAATAGAATGTATTTAAAATTAATGATTTATGACTTTAAATGATGTATTGACAAAGCAAAATGTAATCACCAAGGTTATTCTCAAAGACGGTGATAAGGAACTTCCAAAGGAGTTAAAAGTAAAGATTATGCGCATCAGAATGGCTTACAATAAAATTAAAAAGCAATTTGATGATGATACACAAGAATTTGCTAATCAGATTATCACTGACGAATTAAGAAGATTGTCTGAAAAAACTGATAGAACACCAGAAGAAGATGTTAGATTTAATGAGTTAAACGATAAGACTAATTCTGAATACCAAGAATATCTTGTTCAAAAGGGACTAGAGGAAATTTCAGATATACCAGATGATACTTTGTCTTTGGATGAATACTCTGATATTTTAGATGTTAACTCCGGAAATGATGTAGAAATTAATGGGAATACTATTAAGGCTGCAGACTTGATGGAAATTGTATTTGACTTATTTGTAAAATAATAATTTATGGAAATTGTAAAAACAAATGAAACGTATCAAATCTCTGATACAAAAGTGGAAAAAGGCTGGGAAATGACAGGAACAGCTACTAAGGATACTATCGGTTCCATTGGGATAAGTTTTTCTGTAATGAAACCAGGAGAATTAGTAGAAGAAATAGGAAGTGGAAACTACAATTTAGAACCTAATTCGGACAGAATTAATATTAATTATAGTACCTACGAATCTACAAAGGCAGACTTTGTAGAATATATGGAAGAAATAGTTAGTGCAGTTAAAACTCATTTCTCTGAATAATATGGGAAGAAAGAAACCTAATGTACCAAGAGCCGGAGTTAAACGTGGAGGAAAAATCAAACGCAAGTGTAAATAAGAGGCTGTATAAGCTACTTATTATAATATTGAGATATACTCCAGTAGTGCTGTCTATAAATTATATATTACATTCAATATTATCATACTATAACATCAATTGCTATATTTTAAGTTGCCTTGGAGGAGTATCTTTAGCATTTCTCGGAATTTTATACATCATATCTTATGTATTCAGATTTTGCTACTTGTATAGGATTCCTTTATACTTCGTTACCTTAACTAACCTCATAGCTCTATATGATTTATATGTTGGAATCAACATCGGAGATTTACAGATGCTTAGAGTATACTTAGTATTATTTGGAATAAGCATGATTTCGTTCATTTATCTTAAAGTTAAAAAGAAATGTTGAAGTCTATAATAAGAACTTTGTTACAGAAATTCATAGATGACATTGACTCTGATAATTGTAATATTACAATGGAACAGCAGAGTAAGATTATTTCTGTATTGTCGAATATCGCTAATCCAGATTAGAGAATGAGTAAAATTTAGGCTTGTGATTATCTTGGTGTTAGTAGAGCTACGTTTGACAATTATGTTAGAGATGGATTCATTCCGAAAGGAATCAAATAGGAAGGTTTTAAAGAACTTTCTTGGAATAAAGCGGACTTAGATATATTTTTGTCCAGTAAGAATTAACTCAGCAACGAGTTAGAAATCGGGAATCGGGAGTCTTGAATAGCTTATATTATGATAACATAATGTAACTGTTTAAGACTCCCGATTTTGTTTTTAGCATCGTCCAATATCACTCTTAGAAATGTATATTATAGTGTAGTTCTAGAACAGATAAACATTAATTATTAACATTTAAATTGTAAACTATGAGTGATACAAGAACTTATATCGTACCTGATGGTTAGGAAAACAGTACTAACCAGATGCTGCCTTGGATGGCTATGATGAACGGTGGTATGGGAGGATTCGGAAACGGAATGTGGAACAACCCGTTCATGTACTTAGTTTGGATGTGGATGATGCGTTGGATGAACAGAGGTGAGTTTGGTGAAGGCAACAACTGTCAGAACCTACAATCTGCTGAAATTCAAGGACAGTTAGCTGGTCTACGTGAGTAGATGAACACTAACTAGAATACTCAGTTGTTAATGGACGCAATCAAAGGTAATTCCGCTGCTCTTGGTCAACTTGCTACTAACTTAAATTGTGACTTTGGAGTATTGAAAGACTGCTGCTGCAATATCCAAAATGCAATTACTACTGTAGGTGGACAAGTAGGATACACTTCTGAAAGAGTTATCAATGCCGTAGAAAGAGGTAATTGCGATGTTATCCAGGCAATCAACAACTGCTGCTGCAACACACAAAAAGCTATTATCGAACAGGGCTACCAAAATCAACTAGCAAATGAAAGACAGACTTATCAGATTACTAATAGTGTAGATTCAGTAGGACGTGCAGTAGAAAGAGGATTCTGTGATACTGCTTATGCAACTCAAACTCAGACTTGCTCTCTTCAAAATACTATTAGAGACACAGGTACTGCGAACACTAATCAAATTATAGCTAAGCTTGATGCTATGTAGAATCAGGCTCTATTAGATAAGATTGATGCTTTACGTGAAAAGAATAGTCAATAGGCTGTTGTTATCAACAATGCCCAATAGACTGCTGCATTTGGACAAATGATAGGTCAAGCTACTTCTCCTATTGTTGCTGCTGTTAATGCTCTACAAAGTGATGTTAACGGAATTAAGTGTAAACTTCCTGAAACTGTAACATTACCATATAGCTGTGCTACTGCTGTACCTACTTAGGCTGTATTTAACGGATACGCTTTAGGAACTTACGCAGGATGGAATGGCTGTGGATGTAATAACTCTCTTTGGGGTTAAGAAAGGAGGTAACTATGTTATTACCTACTTATATTAATGTCAATAGAGGAGGAATACCAGCTATTAGTAGTTTGTCTGTAAATGTTACGACTACAGAAGTGTAGTTTGATTTTAACAATCATCGTAATATCGGTGCGCCATTTAGAGGATTACTAATCGTAAGACTTAACTAGGCTATACCTACAGGTACTACAACTACTCTACCGATTGTCTTCACTTCTGGTGGAGGCAATCCTTAGAGATTAACTGGATTTAACGGAGCAGATATAACAGTTGCTCAAATATCTGGAACAGGAATTTACCTATGCTGGTTTGAGCATACTACTAATACATTACAATTATTAACAGGAATTGCATAATGGCATTTTAGAATTTAAGGAATAGTAATTAGCTATTTATCTTGCATAAAGATTCTGTCCCTACTTTGGAAATTGGTAAGGTTACTAACGTATCCGTACCAGTTCCTAAGTATGGAAACCCAGGAATGTATAATCAGGAAATGATAGTAGATATTACGGCTGATATAAACGGCACATCTGCTAATTTCTAGAAATTACCTGCGATGGGAGACATTGCGGATTTCGGAAATAATATTGTGGTTTCCTGCAACAAAGAAGCAATGAATAGTGAAGTTTCTTCGATGAAGCAAAGAAGCCTGGATATAATTAATAGTATCGAAACACATTAGAGTATTATTAAAGGATGTGACGAAATTCTATCGCAATTAAATCCAGAAATAGTTGAGAAACAAAGACAAGAACAAGAGAATAAAGCTTTGAGGGAAGAAATAAACTCCCTTAAAGAAATGTTCAGAGAATTTATTAAAACATCTTTAAAATAGGAACAACATGGCAACAATAATTGAAATTCAGGAGTCAAAATTTGAACATCTTTCAGATTGTGCTGAACAAATCGTTAAGCATGGAAAGAAATTGATGCACTGTTTATCAGAACTAGAAAGCAAATCTGGTGAACATTACATGGAAAGATACGGAAAACGTAGACGTGGAGGAATGAGAGATTCTGACTACGACGACGAGGACTACCCAAGATACTATTGATATGAGAGCAGCTTTGGATATGTATGACGATATGCCAAAGTATATGCGTAAGTACTTACAAAACTACGGTTGGCATTTCAATAAGGCTTTGTGTTCATACGCTATTTCTTTTATGAAGAAGGGAGGAAAATCCCTAGAGCCAGTATCCAAAGAATACATTGATAAGGTATTAACGTAGAATAATATTAAACTAGAAAATAATGTTGGCTACGATTATGTATTTGTGGGCAATATGTGTAAGGCTGATTACTATGGAAGTAGTATAACTGACGAAAGACATTTTGCTCTTTACATTAAAGATACCATAGACGATGAAGACGCTGGAGATGGTACTACTATGAGAAGATGGTACGCTACTATGGTAGCTAACGGAACTATGGTAGACTGGGAGGATGTGATATGACACATTTCAGAGTATTGTTTGAGAAATACGATTGGGATATAGAAGTTTGCATAATTGTAGAAAATCCCAATGTTCAATACATTTTGAGTAGATTATAGGATTTGGGATGTCCAGACGATGTTTTACATAGGGCAGCTTCTAGGATAGAGGATTACGAAAATTCAGGTTTTACGTTTACTAACCAAGAAGAACACAAAAGCATCATAGTTATAAATAGACCGGATTCCGCAGAGGAATTTATAGATACTTATAACCATGAGAAGAACCATGTTGAAATGCATATATGTAAAGAGTTTGGTATTGACCCATATTCCGAGAAAGCTGCTTATCTAAGTGGTCAATTAGCAAAAAAGTTATTTAAAGCATAGTTGAGAAACTGGATTAGATAACTATATATAATTAGTAGGAGGATTTCCCTAAGTTGGGAAGTTCTCCTATTTTTGTTTTGATAAATCACCAGTTATGATTATATATTACTGTAAACATATAAACATATAATCTTATGAAATTTTTTACTATCGAAGAACTAACAAAAAGCACTACTGCTTAGTAGAAGGGAATTAGAAATGTTCCGTCTAAAGAATAGGAACAAAATTTGATAGCTCTTATAGAAAATGTTCTAGATCCTCTTAGAGAGGCATACGGAAAGCCAATCGTTGTTACTAGTGGATATAGATGCCCGGCTCTAAACAAGGCTGTAGGAGGAGCTAGTAATAGTCAGCACATGACTGGATAGGCTGCCGATATAAGAACTATTGAAGATACTAAGGCGGAAAATAAAAAGCTATTCGATTTAGCCCAAAAGCTAAAGTTACCATTTGACTAGCTAATAGATGAGCATAACTTAGACTGGGTTCATATAAGTTATTCTAATAGAAATAGAAGACAAGTATTAACAATAAAATAACATGGGAGAAGGTAAAATCAATATGTTCGGTAAAACCTATAATACTATTGGTTCTACCGATTCTAATTTTATAATTAAAACAAAAGGAGATTTAAAAGTTCAGTGGGGAGGAAAATTCATAGACGTAATCAAAAATGGAAAATTAGCATCTGCTGGAGCGGACATACTAAAAGTAGCCTCTAGCTCAGATGATATTTCTAGTAATGGAGTTTATTTAGTTCCTACCGATGAAGGGAACGAAGTATGGGTCTCTATCGACGGAACTAAGGTTAATATAGCTGGAGAAGTTGGGACTACCTATGTATCATTCCTAACAGAACAAAAAGAAGTAACCGCTGACCAAAAGTATACAGCCTTAGTAAATGCTGGATTATATTATGAAACTTTGTAGGATGCTTAGGAAGCAGGTGTGAAAGCTGGGCTTATATTCATAGTTGGAGAAAATAAATTATACATAGCTAAAGACGGGCAGTTATCTGAATACATAGCATCTCAGGGTACTTCAGAGAATGATAAAAATACATATTTTGATGAAATTACTGTTAAGGAGTTAAAAATATACAGTGATGGGTCTAATATGACCATTGATAGCCCAAGCCTTCAATTTAAAATAAATGAATAGTTGGCTATATCATTAGATACCTAGCTTAGATCGTACTTAAGCATTGCTATGCAGACTGGTACTTATATATAGTCAAATAATGCTACCTCTACGAGTGGATATAGATTATATGTAAAAGATGGAAAATCTATACTTGAAGTAGACTCTATTGTGTGGAGGGATATGGGATAGACCCTTGGGGGAACTAGTACATCAAGATTAGATGAAGCTATAATATATAGTGTACACGGAAATATAATATAGTCTGCATATCAAAACGAGAATAATATTATCTGCATTTTAAGATACCCAAACTCCTTTTCGTCAACAGGAAAAGTATATGTATTAGTTCCTCTTAGCATACAAATAGAAGTAGATTATGAGTAGGATGATACCAATGTTCAGATTTTTGCTAGTACTGGAGACATAATAGCCACCTAGGATATAAAAATACAAATAGAATATGTTGCAGATGGTGTAGATGGACAACTACAATTAACTATTCCATCTGGAAGTAGTTCTGCAACTTATGATTTAACTGGGATATAGGAATTTGGTATAGATGGATACACTATCCTATCTGGGCCTTCAAATATTAATAATTCTGGTGTCTATGGAAAAGGGCAGCTAGTTGAATGTGATATATTAGATACTAAGGTATAGGAGTTAACTATCTCTGTGGATTCTTCAATCTAGGACTTGTTTTTAGCTAATTGCTCAGGTTCTTTTATATACTCATCTAATGTCCCCCTCATAAAAATAATCCAAAACACTATTGATGTTCTAGATAGGTCAAAAACTATTGTAGATGAAGATACTTTAGAAGAAAAACCTGATGACACTGTTCATACCAGAATAGGAGTAATAAATGAGCAAGAATTTGAAGAATTAAAGAAATGTCCAGAAGAATAGGAAGAAGTGCAGGTTGGAATATATTCTGATAATTTTATAGGACTAAATTCAAAATTATACGATTCAGTTTTTAAAAAGAGATGCGATTATCCTAAATATGATGAATCCGTTGAAATCCCAGAAGATTTTTAGGACGAAAAATATAATAAAGCAGTTCCAAATGTTGAATGGATTAAAGAACTAATTAAACTAGCAGTTCCGAGTGGGACTATTGCTATGTATAATGGGCAATCAGAAATCCCAGAAGGATGGGCTGTATGTGATGGAAATAACGGAACTCCTAACCTAGTAGGAAAATTTATTAAAGCCGTATCTGAAATAGATTAGATAGGAGACAATGAATCTGAGTTGAATGAGAACAATGAATTCATAATTACTTAGGAACATCTTCCAAAACATAGCCATCCTCACAAACCTCATACACATAATCTAGGAGGAGACCTATCAGGAACCACAGGAAGTTCTGGAGATTTAACAGTATCTCTAGACTATTCAGATTATAATTGGGGAATAGAATCTGTTTAGAAAACATTTGTCACATCTGTAACCGGAGAAGGAGTAACTTCAGAAACTGGAACTGTTGATGGAGTATCAAATATAAGGACCCAGGGAGGAAACGCTACAGGAGGAAACCACACTCATTCTATTTCTTTGGATTCTGAAGGGGGAGTTTCTTTATCTTCTGCTACGAGTAAGGAGGAGACTTTAGAAGATTCAGAATGGCTAAATAAACCTATAAAAATAGAACCTCGTTCTTATTCTCTAGTATTTATTATGAAATTATAATTTTTTATTACAGAAGTTTAACATTTAATTATGTTTTAATTGCTGTCTACCTAATCAATACATATATATTGTATGATTAACTAAAAAATGATTATGTATATGGAAAATTTTGATGAAGTGATTTTTGACGACGACGAGTTTGGAGGTGATTCCTTTGAACAAACAAAACCAGAAGATGGTGATGGCAACCAGCCTTCTAATGGCGGAACACCTTCTGGATAGCAAGATGAAGATTTAACAACTGAAGTACTACGTCTTAAAGGTATTACTGACCCAGGAAAAATTAAATTCGAAGATGAAACTGGTGCTATTGTAGAAAGAGCTTGGGACTCATTAAGCAGAGAAGAATAGATTAATATCTTGATTGACCAAGAACCAGAACAGTAGGACTTTAACGACTCCGAATTGTAGCTAATTAATACAATTAGAGAGAGTGGAATGACTCCTGACGAGTATATTCAATCTCTATTGCCAGAAACAGAACCAACTAAACGATATAAAGTCGACGATCTTTCTGACGACGAAGTTTATGCATTGGATTTATTACATAAAGTCGGGTCGGATATTTCTGATGAGGAAATTAATCAAGCACTTGAATTAGCTAAACAAAATGAAGGTCTATTCAAGAAAACAGTAGAAGGACTCCGCAAAGAGTACATAAGACTTCAGGAAGATGAAGAGGCTCAGATAGCTAACGAGAAAGCCGCAAGAGAGGAAGCTGCTTATAATAGATTTGCTGACTCTATTAAAGGACAGATTAAAGAACTTGATTCCTTTGCTGGACAACCGCTGCAACTATCTGACGACGATATAGAAGATTTATCCTCATTTATGCTAGAAATAGATGACCAAGGATTAAGTGCATTTGGTAGAGCTATGAATGACCCTGCCCTATTTACTAAAGCTGCATTCTGGATTCTTAATGAGGATAAAATAGTAGAAGAATTAAATAAATAGATTCAGGATAACTATAGAAGAGGTTATGAGCAAGCCAAATTAGATTTACAAGGAAAACCTAAAGCTAAATTGGTGTTCAACAAACCCGCTTCACAAAAGAAAACCACAGACGATGTGTTTATAGATGATGAAGATTGGTATTAAGATTTATTAACATTTAAAAAGAATAATTATGCTTGTAGCGAGTTTTGTAATTAATCGCCCAACGATGGGTGACACTAGAACTTATGAAGATTTTAGTAAATTCTTGGGAGAAAGACCTCACCGTTTAGGCGTTGTATCTCGTCTTTATCCGGAACTTACTGCAACTTTCTTGACAGAAGCTCTAAGAAATATTTTCTACGGAGATACCAAGAAAGCTACTGGATTCCAGAATATTGATTCTACTTATTTCGAATGGGAAGTAGAAACTAATTATATTAAGAGAATCCCCTTCGCAGCAGTGCCTGTTGAAGATGGAGCTGATGGCTCAGAAATTGAAATGATTTTCCCAGAAAACTATTATCAATTACACGAAATTTTCAAAATTGAAAAAACTGGATAGCAATGTTTTGTTGTATCTCGTCCTACTAGAAAAGCAGACAATATGTGGTCTGTAATGGTAAGACTTATTGATGATGACTACTCGTCAATCCTAGATAAGGATGGATGTCAAATTGGTGATACAACTCGTTTCATTGGTAACGCTAAGCCAGAATTGCATGATACTGGTTTCGTTAAGTATCAATCTAATGTTGAAAAGATGAGAAACTATATGACAACTATTCGTGTTGACGATAGCTACTCTTCTAAATATGCATTGATGGAAGATACCTTCATTAAGGTTGGTAAAGGAGAAAATCAAGGATGCCTAACTGAAAAGATTTATAAACTTGAGCCTATGAAGAAGAATCTAATTGAAAACTTCTTGTATGCTCGTGAAAATATGATTCTATTAGCTAAAGGAAACATCGGAGTAGACGGTAAAGCTACTATCTCTGATAGAGGTACTGGACGTCCAATTCCTATTGGTGACGGTATGATTCCTCAAATCGAAAGATTTGCTTCTAAGTATGCTGCTAATAGAGTAACTATTAACACATTCCACACAATCATCTCTACTATGGTAGAAAAGGCTGAGAAACCTACGGGTAATCACTTTGTATTCATGGTAAACGAAAGAATGTGGGGAATTGTACAGAGAGTTCTTGGAGACTATCTATCTACTCGTAAGACTGATGGTGCTTACTTGTGGTCTAGAGGTGGAGAAGGAAAATACATCAAAGTAGGTGCTACATTTGACGCTTACGAATGGGGTGGAAATGTTGTATCATTTAAAGTTGATAGAACATTAAGTAGAGAGTTCTTAGAACCATACGCTCTATGTATTGACCTTACAACTGGTAAGACTTCTACTCAACCTCCTGTAGCTATGTACTCTCTGAAAGGAAAAGACTACATCTTTAACGAAGTACTTGGTGTAGGTGGTCGCTCAGGTGGTGACAGTGGTGTTGTTTCAACTCCTGTTGCTGGAGGTATGATGACTATCCATGGATATGCTGGTATTGCAGTGTTCAACCCCTATAGAAGTTTCATATTGCGCTGCAAAGAGTAATATAAATTACTTAAGTTAGAGGTAAGTTTTAAGAATAACTTTATATTCCGATGTAAATTTTTTGTATTCTTCGTTGTAAAATGTATTATTGAATGACTAAAAATTTATAAATATGTATCATTATAATTATAAAATTACTAATATTAGTACTGGAGAATTTTACATCGGAGTAAGAAGTTGTAAATGTAGTATAGAAGAAGATTCTTATATGGGTTCAAGTTCTATATGGAACAAGATTTATGTTAAGGAGCATAAAGATAAACTCAAAAAGGAAATACTAGAAGTTTTCCCTACTAGAAAATTAGCAAATGGTGGAGAAGTTAAATTACTAAAATCTGTATCAGATAATCCTTTATGTATAAACAAATATTTTGACTATACTCCAGACATGACTGGAGTTAAACAAGCTCCAGAATGGATAGAGAAAAGGAAATTATTTGGAGAACGTAATGGAATGTTTGGAAAGCATCATTCAGAAAAAGCTAAAAAAGAAATATCTTCAAAACTCAAAGGTAGGATTGTTTCTGAGGAAACCAGAAAGAAAATCGGAGATTATCATAGAGGAAAAACGTATGGTAAGGATACTAGAGAGAAAATATCAAAAGCTCGACAAAAGCTTAGGCATATAATAAATATGAAAACTGGAGAAGAATGGAATATCAGTATAACTGATTTTATAAAAATGTTTCCAGATGAAAATTTAAAAGAATCTAGTATGAGAAGTGCTGTTAAATATAAAAAACCTTATAAGGGCTATCTGAAAATAACAAATCTAAAATAAGATAAGATTAAACAAAAATTAGATAAGGTAGGGAACGAGGTGCTTCCCTACCTAATTCTTTAAAATATGAAAATGAATTATGGCAAAAAAGGTTAATGAAGTACAAGACGGTGATTTAAAGAGTAACATCGTTGTATTAAGAAGTGTGTTTGGTAAAGTAGGACAGAAATATTATATTCAACCTCAAAAAGATTCTCGTGGCAGATATGCAGATTGTGTTAAAAGAGTTAACTCTCAGGGGGATATTATTTTAACACCAGAAGAAATTGAAAAAGAGTCAAAAGGATTAGCTGCTTATATTCCAGAGACAGAGTTGTTTGTAATAGAAGATGGTAAAACTTTTAATTTGGATGATGTCTATGAGAACGCTGTTTGGGAAGCAATTAAAAATTGCGACCTCATCGCTCCAGACAGATTTGCAAAGAATGATAAAGGAGACTATCTAATTGACGGAACTGTAGACCCACGGTCTAAAAGACCTAGATATGGAACTGCAGAGCTTTATGTAGATAGACCCGGATTTGAGGCTCAACGTAGAGTTACTAGACGTAAACTCATTGTAGAGGCTTCTAATTATATCATGAATGATGAGCGTGGATATGAAGGAAGATTGCTCGTTGCTAAGGTATTAGGTAGAGATATGAAAAATCAGCCAAATGCTGATGTTGAAGACTATCTATTGTCTATAGCTGAGAAAACTCCAGAGAAAATTATTAATTGCTACACTGGAGGAGATATTCAACTTCGTATGCTGTTTATAGAAGCTCGTGAAAAGGGAGTTATTCTTAAAAAGGATGGACTCTTTGTTTATGGAGAAGATGGTAAAGTAGCACTAGGAGCTACAGATAATGCAGTTGTAGAATGGATGAAATTATCTAGAAACGCCAAAACCTTAGCCTTAATTAGAAAAGACACATATCCTGATATGTTTGAAGATTAATTATCAATATTTTAATATAATGCGAAATGACCGCAAGACAGGTTTTTGAAGCTACGCTAATAGAACTTAGTAAAATTCAAGCACCTTCACTTAAGCTTTATGAATTTAACTATTTATTTAATAAAGCTATAAACTAGTATATTAATAAGGTATACAACGTGTACGATATTAACTAGCAAACTACTGATGATTTGAGAGTCTTGAAGTCTACGACTTTCTTGACTCCTCACAAGGTAGAACTTGCAGGAAGAGCGTCTGGAGCTGCAAAAGATAGTGCTATTTAGAACACAAAAGCAGTTACTGGTAACTAGGATTCTCCAGAAGAAGGATACACTGGTTAGGCTTCATCTTATTTAAGTAAAGCCCATCGCTCAATTCAATCTCTACACGGTGCTACGTATGAAGTGTATATGCCTATTGACTACTTACATATGTTGAATTGTGTTTGCATTTATTATGTTGCTAAACAAAAAGATTGCTGGGATGCAGGCTCATATATTGAAATCCCTGCAACAAGATTAACTGCCGATTCTTGGAGTCAAATCATTACAGACATTTATAATAGACCTTCGCCTATGCGTCCGTACTATTATGTCCACAATCTTAACCAATAGTAGGTATTACCTACCGACCCTAGAACTTCTGTGGAAACAGGAACAGGATTAGAAGAAGTTGGTACTGATATGAATGGCATTTATCAGGTTACTTCAGCTTCTGGAGGAGAGTGGAAAGATAATGATATTGATGCAGGAACTGCTGGAGGAACTTCTCCTGAAAGTCAAAACTCTAACTTCCAAAGAACGTTTAAGCTTAATGTAAATGGAAAAGATACTCAAGTATCTCTAGTTGAAAAACCCATCGCATTGAGAGCTGGAAATACTTCTAATGTTCGTTGTGAAATTAGATATGGTAAGGATGATAGTTTGTTCCAATTAGTAGAAGTGCAGATTGATTATGTTA